TCATTGCTAAAATAAAATGCTTCCAATGAAACTATTGATGAAATTGCATCTAGTGGATTTCTTTATAATGTAACTATATAATTATTTTTTTCATAATGTTTGTATTGTGCTTCAGTATATAAATGACTTCTAAAAATATTTTTTTTAAAACTTTCACTAAAAATATTAAATAAATATGTAGATCCACACCTGGGATAAGTAATTAGGCATATTTCTTTACTCATATAAGTATTAAAACTTCTTACATTCTTTAATTAATTTATTATATATACTATAGGATGCAATAAAGTTTCCTTTAGAACCTTGCTCTTTAGCAAAATCATATTGGTCAAAAATTTTAGCAGATTTTAAAAAGTGGCTATTTTTATCATCTTTAATAAAATCCTTATACTCTGTATTAATAATTTTTCTTCCAGTTGCTTCACTTACATGATTTACTATTTCATGTTTATGTAAATTTATATCTTCATAGTTAAGTATAAGATCGCATAACTTTGGCACATTGCTGTGAAAAAAATTATAACCTTCTATCCTATTAGCAACATTATCATTGATATATTTTTCTAAATCAATATCTTCTTCCAGGTAAACGTATTCCTGAATAAGCATAGAGCAAATAGTATCAATTGGATCCCGCAATACATTAATTATATAATCCTCTTCTTTAAAAAATATTCTACCCATTTTCCAATAATATCTTCTAGGAAGATTGGAGACAGAATTTTCTGGAGACTCATTTAAAATATGAGTTTTATAAACATTGCTTCCAAAAGATGTATGTAATAGCCACCAAAGATATGTCGAACCAGTTCTTGGAGATGTAGCAATATGTATACCCCCACTTGATAAATCTCTTGGGTGAACATCAAAAGAATTATTTGTCATATTTACATTGCTCATATATTATCCTCATATATTTTATAAAAAAATTCTGCAAGATGTATTTGATAGTGAATTCCTGGATGACCAGGCCATCCAGGTAACTTATTGTCGTTAATGTCAATAATATGATCAGATCCTTTATTCCAGCAAGGATGTTTTATAAGGCTGGAACTATGCCCAATGCTACATGACTTGTGAGGAAAGTTGTTTATATTTTCCAAAAGATAGTTATCATTATCATCAGAAAATTCAATATATTTTTTTAATTTAAAATTAGGTATTTTTAACAAATTTTTCATTAACAAAGTTGTTGGTTTATGCCATGTTGACCATTGCAAATCTATATTATGTGATTTGCAAAAGTATTCTAATAAATATATTGAGTCAACGGCATCCAATATTAATTGATGAGGTGATAAAACATTTTCCATATATGTTATATTTTCATGTTTAGGTTCAAAATAATCTGATTTTTTGATATGTTCAAAAGCAATAAAGTTATTTCTTTTATCAGAATAAATCATTGGATCAAAAGACTGTTGCATCAATAAAGGAATGTTTGATCCAGGTATTTTATGTTGTTCCTTCGGGTTCATATTTTTTGTTGTAGAATAAAAATCTATATCTTCAACCATCATTCCTCTGAAAAACCCTGGGAATAAAGCAAAAATAGTTTTAGGCATTTTATATTTTGCACAAAATATAATTATTTGATCACAAATCTTTTTTGTTGACCATCCAGGGCTTGATAAATTTATGATATCTTTATTTATTTTTTTACCTAAAATTTGCGTCCAGATACCTTCTTCTGGAACACCCATTCCAAAAGTAAAAGAACATCCTGCCCCAAGTATTTCTGACTCATAGTTTATTTTTCCACGAAGTGCCAATTCATTTATGTGATAACTATTTTCTTTATCTACTAAATGTATGCCAGAGACATTGCCCTTATGTCTAACTTTATATGGATCTTCTGAATTAATTACATTACTTCCAATTCTATTAGTATCCATAAAATGTTTATATAAATAAAAATTATTTTCGTGATACTCATAAACATCTAAAAGATTTTTATATGACAAGTCCATTGAACTATTATATCATTGCTTAATTTTGTAAAAATTGCTGGTCTGGCAGGTCTCGATCCTGCGACATCTCGATTAACAGTCGAGTGTTCTACCAACTGAACTACAGACCAATTTTTTAATTATATACCTCATTAAATAATTCTGCTACGTGGTGATGAAAATGAATTCCTGGAGAACTAATCCATTTTTCTAGTATATTATCATTAATATCAATACATTTATCACTACCTTGTTTCCAAAACGGATGATTTATAAATTCAGAATTATGATCTAAATTACAAAATTTATTTGATATTTTGCCATCTTTTCCAAAATAACTATTAAAGTTATCATCGGCAAATCTAAAATATCTCTTTAGTTTAAAATTTGGCACTTTTAATAAATGATCCATTAGAAGAGCACTTGGTGTATGCCATATTGACCAATAAAGATCTATGTTATGAGAAGAGCAAAAAGACTCTAATGTTGATATAGCGTCGACAGCATCTATTATTAGTTGATGAGGGGATAAAACATTTTCCATATAATTAACATCTCTATTTTTTGATTCAAAGTATCCTGGCTTATTTGTGTGTTTAAAAGATATAAAATTATTTTGTTTATTAAACAAAATTCCAGCATCAAATCCTTCTTGTTTCCATGTTTTGCGTTGTTTGTTGGGATACATATTTTTTGTTGTTGCATAAAAATCTACATCTTCCACCAACATAGTTCTAAATAAATTTGGAAATAAAACAAATATAGTTTTAGGAATTTTATACTTTGATGAATACCTAATTACTAAATCACAAGTTTTTCTAATTTTTACTTAAAAGTTGTGGCCAGGTTCCTTCTTCTGGTATCCCTAATCCAAAAGTTATAGCGCATCCCGCAGTCAAAACATCTGACTCATAGTTTATTTTTCCACGAAGTCCTAACTCATTTATATAATAATAATTATCTGGATCGATGACTTGTATATGCGATGTATTTTGTTTGTTTCTTTCAAAATATGGATTATTTTTGTTTGGAATATTAACTCCAAGTTGATTACTGTCTGTAAAATTTTTTAATAAATATGAATTTTCTGTACTATAATTATAAATATCTAAAATATTTTTACTAGCAAGTTTAACAAAATTTTCATAGTTCACATAATAATTATAGCATGTGCGATCCGTATGAGACTTGAACTCACGACCTCTACCGTGACAGGGTAGCGTTCTAACCAACTGAACTAACGGACCAACTATTCTATTGTAGCACCCTCGATTGGATTTGAACCAACGACAAACGGATTAGAAGTCCGCTACTCTATCCCCTGAGTTACGAGGGTATACTATTTTCTTCCCCATTGTATATAATTCCAACCACGTTCATGTGCGTAGTAGATAAATATCTTAACTACCGTTTCCCAAAATGCAATTGCACCAGAAAGTGTAGCATTTCCTGTTAGTACATAGGCAACAATAAATGAAGAAAGAGTTCCCCATATGCGATAACTTAATGCCTTAACAAATGATCTCGCCTTAGTTACTTTCATGAAGGCCATTCTATTTTATCATTGCCTATTTTATCTAATATCTTAGATGCCCATTTCTTTACGCTTTTGCGTAGCCGATATAGCATGAATGTCTGCCCCCAAATCAATTTGTTCAATCTTATATCCAACATCTCTACCATAAACAATATTGGTAATGTTTGGTAATCTTAATACCATTGATCCATTCATAAATTCATCTTTAGCAATATATTCTTTTACCTGATCAAACTTAAGCGGATCTTTTTCACTAGTCTTGTATGTATTACGAACTCCAAGTAGCACTTGTTCTGTTCTCTTACCTGCCTCAACATATAGAGCATGATGTCCTTCATGCCACGGCTGATATCTTCCAAGCATTAGTGTTGTAGGTGCAGACCAATCGTGTAACTTGTGATACTTAATAATTTCAGTAGCCTTTTCATTTGAATCTTTGTCATGATTTAAAAACATTATGTCGTATGATTCTGGTTCTTGAAACATTTTATTTGTATCTTCAAATCTACCTTCTTCAATGGTATTCATCCAAATTAAAATATCTGGCTTTCCAAAGGCTTCTCTGGTTTCTTTTGTAGGACACACAAAATCTACAATAACTGGTGCTACATCTTGTTTGGCTATTAACCTTGCCATCTCGCCCATGCGACGTGCTTGCTCTATACGATCTTCGAGGGTAAAGCCAAGATCAGAATTAACAGTAGCCCTAACTTCATCTGCATTTAAATGAATAGCATTAATTCGTTCTTTAAGTGCCGTCGCCAGTGCAGTCTTACCAGATCCAGGTAAACCAATAATTTGAATAATCATTCTATGTCCTTTTCTATTTCGCTTAGAGACATAGTATCATGATTTTTACATACAGGCCTAATAGCATAACCATCTGCCTCTATATTTATAGCAAATCCATCACAATAATGACATTTAGACATTATTTCTTTATTTTTTTGTCTAATAAAATTTAAATATTGTTTGTTATCCATTATGCCTCCTTTACTATTATATCGTACCCCTGGTTGGATTCGAACCAACGCTTGCACGATTTTAAGTCGTGTGCCTCTACCACTGGGCTACAAGGGCAAAGTAGAGCAGGTAGGACTTGAACCTACGATAAATGGCATACTTTTATATTCTGAAAGTATAAGCAAGATATCTTTTTGACCCCTTCTAACAATATCATTGACTGACCATTGGGAATCATTCATTGGAAAACGAATCATGATACATGACTCATCTAAAGATTTTTCAATTTTAATTTTCCTGTCAATTGATTCTTCAATATTTTTTTTCAAAATATTAATAGGAGATTGTGTTGCTGTATTAACATTTTTATTTTCTTTGATAACTGATTTTTCTGTATTATTTTTATTTAAAGATTTTTCTTCGTTTGTATCTGGAGCAATCCAGCCGAAACCAACAATTGCTACTAACGTAGCAATCCAAAATACTGATCTGTTTGTATGTTTTTTAAAAGTAAGGATTATTGATGTTACCAATAATCCAAAAGTAAGCAATGCTAGAAAATCTACCATTTTTAAAGCCTTTCTGTTTAGGTTGTATACTAATTATAGAACAGGGCAGGGTAGATTGTCAAATACCCTGATTCCATACTAACTTATTATTCTTTTTTATACATGTAAATTTAATATTATAAACAACCTTAGTTGATCTTATTTTACTACAAGGTTTTCCAGCGTATAACTTCCTTGCGAGGCTTTGATTATTTTTAATAATTTCAGCAGAAATAGCCTCAATCTTTAATCTTTCTTCTTCATTTATTTTAGCCTTAAGTTCGGCTTCTTGCCTGGCTTTTAATTCCTCAGCAATACGCTCTTTTTCTATTTCATAAAACTCTCTTTTTTTATCCTCATCCACAATATCTTCAGCAGTTTTTATTAGATCCAAAAATTTATAGGCAGGTGTAATCCAACTCATTGAAGGAGCACGAAATGGTTTTACGGGCGGTGGACAAGAATTATATATTAATCCTGTACCAGCATAACCAAAATAATAACGAATATTTTTTTCTTCAACAAAAAATCCAGCGCCTGAATCACCGTCGCAAATAGAGCCACCAGTTTCGGTACGATTTTGAACTACTCCATAAACTCCATCTTTAATACTCCACCAAGAAGGTAGGCCGTCTGGATATCTTTTATAAAATTGAGATACCATTTCTGGCGAAGATAGGCTACTAACTAATTTATGTGGTGATTTATTCATATTTTGTTGCCAACTATTGTTTCTTTGATTGCCATTTTGAAAACCATAACCAACCAACTCAACTTTTGATTTTTCTTTTACAAATCTTTGCATTTGATCTTCTGTCGCTATCATAACTTTTTTTGTCAATGGAATATCTTCACTTAATATAAGAATTGCAAAGTCATCAATTGGCTGAATATTGAAAGGATGTCCAGCATAAGCAACATATGTTTTTGGAATGATTACTTGTTTGACCCTATATCTTTTTTGACCTTCAGTATTACTGATTCCTGGTTCATAAATAATACCTTGACGCTCCCAATAGGAAATACCGCCAGAAGTTTCAATTACATGTGCAGCAGTTAAAACAATTCTCTCTGAATATAGAAACCCAGATGCTCCTGCCACTTTTACAGCATTTGGATCACCCGTTGCATCTTGTCCAAACTCGACAGAATATGATGGTGAAATAGAAAATAAAGAAATGGCAAAAACAGCAGATATTATTTTTTTAATGATAATGCCTTTCTATTTGATTCATCTATAAATTATAAACAAAATATTATTTATTGTCAAATACCATTGTCTTCAAGCCTTTGCAATATTTCTGCGGTATCTGGATCAGCAAGCATTTCATTAAGAGCCTCTTTAGCCGAAGACCTCATTTCTGGCAGGGTATACAAATCATCTTTAGTAATCTTATATAGAATATTCATTATTCTTACACAATCATCATGTCTATACCAAGTAGTACAAAACATCTTGTTGTCTGTTTCAACTACATTTGGACATTCTTTATAGTCATTAAGTATTAGGTTTATGATTAGTATTTTCATGCCAAAACCATTTAACTTACCGTCTGGATCTTCAAGTCCATTTATAAAATCTTGTATCATAGTTCTTCTCCATCAAATTTCATTTTATATATAGTTCCATATTTATCATAAATAGGCCAACATTTATCCCAAATAAATAGATCTCTTTTATATGCAAAATTTTCTTTACCTTCTTCTTCAGCATAAGATATACGAAGAATAGCAGATGATGCAAGATTACCTAAAAAATTTGCAATCCATCTCAGTGGCGGACGAGATTGATCTATTCTAACTGTTTCCCATTCAAAAGCATCATCATCATACATGTCTGTGTGGCCCCCCACGAACTAACTCCCATTCTCCAGTTTCTTTAGCAACAAATACATCTCCAGTTTGTCTATCTACCAATAAATATTTTTCTGGACATTTAGTTTTAAGAGTAACAACAACTGACTCTTCTAGTTCTAAAAATTCTACTGGTTGTCTGCTCATACAATTACTCCTGTCAAAAATCCAACGATAAATGAAAACAATCCAACTGTCCAGTAAAATGTTTTAGCATAATGATGTATAAGTATGTTCTTGACTACCTCTTTAGGAATGACAATTTCATAACCATCATTGTCCAAATCATCAAATTTATATTCTTTCATTTATGTTCCTTCATGTGCCTATTCAGTGTATCATGTGCAAATATACCCCAACGTACTTCAGTTTCTTTTTTGCACACAGGACAAATAACAACTTTTCCATTCATACTTTTAGTATACACTAAACTGACAAAATTGTAAAGTTAGACACCCTTATATTCTTCAAAAAGTTTTAAAATTTCATCAGAATATTTATCATAGTCTATTTCAATAATAGTATTATCAGAATTGATTTTGTGTATCTTTATTTCTTGTCCAATTTTGAACAATATATTATCTATTCTATCTTTTATTGTCATCTTACTTTTAAATAAATGTATACCACAAAGGAATAGTATATCTTGATCCTGAAGTTATTCTACTAATTATATGATTATAATACATGTTACCTGGGAAAATAATTAAATCTCCGACCTTTGGCCTGAAGGTTTTATTTTGAGCAGGGAAGTGATATTCTCCCCCTTCAAAATCATCATTAAGATATATAGTTGCAGACATATTATTAAAATCATTTATACCTAAATCATTAATATGCAAATCATATACATCGTTTTTTGTCCACTCTGCAATTTTTGCACTTCTCACTAATACCCTAATAGGATATTCTGCTTCTATAACACCATTAACAATATTTTTATATTTATCAATATATGGATTAATATCCCAATCTTTTCTAAAGGTTAGAGGATCCCCATCTGGGCTAAATTGCACTGGCTTTTCTGATGATGGATTTACATCTTTAATACTTTGTATAATAGCCCTGCATTCTTCTGGAGATATAAAATTACTGAAAACCTTTAAATTATTTTCCTTAATTCCAATTCTTTCAAATACCTCGTGATGAAGCGTTGACCCTTCAGGCCTTCTATCATCATTTGATATATCAAAATGTTCCATTTCACCCTTATTATCAGATGGCATTTTGTCAAACTCCTTTACTAATTTTAACAACTTACTAATGTCTTTTTGATCTGTATGTATCATAAAATCATAGATGTCAAATTTTTCTGCAATATTTTTAATTGCAGCAACAACTTCATTATGTGTACCCACAATATGATGAAATTGTTTTCTTGGTGGTGCATTATCATCATAAACAACATTGTTAACGTCTTCTGGTTTTTCAATTATTAATGGATCTACAATAAGAATTGGTTTTGGATAAGTTATTTTTGCATACTGCTCAGGTCTACGTAAAAGATTGTCGTCTATATATATATATTCGCAATGCTTATTTGCTATTCTAATTGTTGTATCTGAAGAACCAACTACGGCCATATGAGTTTTATGTTTATGATTTTTCATTAACGCCATAACTTTATCCATCCAAACTTCTGATATTGCTACTCTTTTTTCAAGAGTATCAATGAGTGATGGATCATGCATGTAATGATCTATGACTAGTTTTTCGCTAGGGCCATTACCTTCGTCACCCCATCTTCCAGCGACAAGATTTACTCCAATTCGTCCAGGAGCAAAACGATTCAATGTTTCTAAAATCTTAGCAGCATAATCTGGGCTTACCCCATATGCAGGTAAAGCAATTGTCATAATTAACTGATTTGTTTTTTCTAATGCATCTTTTATAACTAAGGAAAAGTCTATGCCTCCTGGACCATACGGAAGCAAAACAGATTTAACATTTGCACCATCCAACTCTTGTGCCATACGGAGAATTCCATCAAGATCTAGATTCTCAATACTATCACTTATCTGCCAGTGTCTTCTCCACATCCAGTGGAATGTTATTGGTTTATTCAACATTAGATCCATCTTTCCTTTTCGTCTTATGCCAAGATCCTATTTTACCATTATTTACTTTGGTGCGTAAAATCTCACCAAAAGTTGGGTGTGTTATTTCAGACCCTATATATTCCTGACCTGTCTCCATATCAATTACTTTCCATTTTCCTGGAGCCTTGGTATGCAAAATTAAATCAATGGGATGATCGTAATCGTTTACTTCAGAGCCATCCAATAACTTTCTTTTTTTAGTATGTTCTTCTGACAATATAGCCCCTATCCATCTTTTAATTATACACTACTAATTGTCTTAAAGTTCGGCGGAAAATAGAAATAAATAACCTCTCAATGACCCCTACGGTCAATATGGTTAAATATTATCTATGCTGCCTGTTGCCTTTCCCACCCACATCTTGAACAAGAATATCTAATATGAGTTATGCCATCAACCTCAATAATCTCTGATTTAACAAATATTTGATGTAAATGCACAATCGCACATTTTACAGCCATTTTAAAATTTTGATAGGCTTTCAGATATTATTCGTAATCTTTCTCTCAATTCCCATCTTTCATGCTTAGATAGATGTGGTTTGTCAGATATACGATTCTTGTTTTTCTCAGCCCTCTTACGCTGAGTTTCTGACTTATTGTCGTTAGACTGTTTCATTAGATAAGGGCAAAGAATACTAATGCTGCCAGAATAACCATAGCAGATATAATAATCTTCTGCTTAGTCTCTCTTGACCATTCTTCCGTATTCATATTATCTCCTATCCCCAATGCTTGAATGTAAAATGCTTTTCACAGACATCAATAATCTTGCCTGTGGTTTTACCTGGCTGAGTATATTTTGCTTGCTCATCACAGTAATAGCATTTTGTTGGTTCCATTTATTTATTATAGCATGTTGGACAATGTTCCCATTTGTCCTTTACATCAATGTCTATCATAAATATAACACCGCAACTATAGCAAAGATATTTTATTTGTTCTTTATCCATGTTCATACCAAGTGGGACTTTCATCTTCTATGGCATCTAATATTTCTTCTGCCAATTCTTTAGCCAACCTATCTTTGTGCTTTCCTTTAAGTTGATCATGAATAATATCAACAATAGAATCTATCTTGGACTCACGAGATAACATGGCAAACCCATTATATAATACTTTTATGTCCATACTATATGTGATTTATCACCAAAAATATCATGCCATCAAGGTAGGTGTGGGGGATATCACAGGTAAAAGGTTTCGCCAGCATAGGACCAAGGGATGGGAATTAGTGGCATATTGGTATTTTCAAGATCGGCGGGGATGTAGAAGAGTAGAATCTACAGTACTACAAACACTAAGAGATAAATACGGCTATTACCTACATAAGGAAGATATGCCCTATGGGGGATATACGGAGACATTTGATGCTAGTAAGATATCCAAGAAGAAGATAATTGGTTTGGTCAATAGGGCTATAAAGGATCTTCATAATCCCGCCAAAAATTACTCTTGATTGTTTATAAGAAGTTATTTGTTAAATGTTATACAAATTCAAACCACATAGGAACAGTCCATCTCACACCAGATATGATGGTTTTGACCTCATGTGCATAATGCATATTTCCTGGAAACATTATTAGGTCTCCAGTCTTTGGTTTATGAGATAATTTATGGGTTGGGAAATCTATCTCCCCGCCTTCATAATCGTCATTTAAATATATTAATGTAGCCATGTGGTTGGTGTTGGTTGGTCCTAAATCATCAACATGAAGTTCTAGTTTATCCCCAGCATCCCACCTTGCGAAGAATGCACTTTTATTTTTTACTGGAAATCCATATTCTTTTTCTAGTAGTTCTTGGACCATAGGCACATACTTGTCTGCTATTCTTAGGTTTGAATAGGTCTTTCTTACGATAGTTGGGTTTAGATCAGCATCCCATTGAACTGGTAACTCTTCTGCTTTGCCAAATCTATTAATGAGGTCAATTAATATCTGACATTCTTTCTCTGATAGAAAGTTTTCTATTACCTTGACATTTTCTACTCCATTACCCATCTTTTCAAAGTTTTGCTTGTAGGATTCAGACCTATCAAAGGATTCTGGGTTTTGTCCTACGCTTTTGCCATGTATGATTAGGGCATCATTGTTTTGTTTTATTTCTGAAAAGTCATAATGACCTTCTTTTTTCATGCCTACAAAACTATTTTCTGCGTTCATATATTCATTATACACCATAATAATGTCTTACTGATTGTATTTTTAGATAGGGTTAAAGTGGAGTAAAGTGGAGTATAGTGGTGGATGGACCATTTTATAGAGGGCGGCTCGTAATGTGCGGCGGGAAAAAGAGACATATCAAACCACAAACCATCAAACCCTATACCATATATGCCCGATATTGTCAAACCATTATATCCTGGTTTGGGCATTATATCCTAGATATGGGGGTTTGTCAATAGGGTTCGTAATCTTTTTTTGCCCAAAATTCTGGAAAAAATCCAATAAGTTCGTAATATGTTTTAAAAGGTTTGAAAATGTTTTAAAAAACCAGAAAACCAGGAAATATGGTTTGTTGTCTACTTATAGAGATCTTTATGATGGGGTTTGTATTCTTTTTGATCCCCGCCTGAAATGGGCCGCTCTTGATGCCCGCCAAAAAGCGGCGGGATAAAGGAAAAGAATCTACCCAAACCTATAGTATGAGTAAAGGATACAAAAGCATTAGTCAAACCTATATCATCATTCTTTGCTGCTCTTGGATTATTCAATCTATAGAAATTTCTTGGCATAATATAATCATAACACCATTTATAATGGTTTGATAATATGATGGTTTGTTATGATCTATCCTCGATATAGGCTAATAGATCATTAAGGTTTGTAAATTGATCTACCTCGTTTTCAGATACCTCAAGTGCTGATATAAAGAGATCAAAGGTTTCGTCAACATAGTCTTCTGCCATGGGGGTAGATGTAACAACACCTGTAGATATAAACCATGCTAGTGGTAAACCAATATCATTGTATTCGATAAAGTCTTTTAGTTTCTCATCATCTCTAAATTCAAACCAGAATTGCCCTAATATATCACACTTGGTTTCAAAGTTCATAGATCTAGTTTACCATATCCCCTGGGCTTACAGATAGGGCTTCGTAATCTATTTTCTGGGAAAAAATATAATGGTTCGTAATCTAATCTCTACAAAAATACTTCGAAAAATTTCCCGCCCGTAGGCGGAAAATATTATTTCTTCTTTTTAGATTTCTTTCGTTTAGTATCTATTGGAATTACTTCTGCGTCTTGTGCTTGCGCTTTGAAAAATTCTAGAGGAGTATCATAGGCTACCTTGGGGTCTAGTTTTCTAACAATACACAAAACTTCCCAGATAGACTCTAGAACCTTCTTGCCTTCTGGAGTTAGTTTAGCCCAACCACCATCAACAAACAAAGCGAGGTCAAGACCTTCTCTAAACTCAATAAAGAAATCTGATGGCAGAAACTCCATATCTACTAATTCTAACGAATTGTCATTGAGGTATCTAAGAATACCTGCTACTTTAGAATAATCCAATTTGTCTCCACCTTTCTTTACGCTCTTGAGGGTTCATTATCAAATGCTTCTCGTCATTAGCAACTTCCATTATAGCCTGTAAGCGTGTGAAAGTCAAGTGTGGCAAAACTCTAGCAAGCATTATTCCAGCCTGCTCAAGGTCAAGGTCAAGGTCTTCTACAATAACCTTGATACGCTTTGCTACCCGTTCTTCAGGTGTAATTGCTTTAGATATACGCATAGTTCTCCTCATTCTATCAAAAAAAGATGTGGGAGGCAAGTCCGTAGACAGTCAGACCTGCCTCCCTTATTTGCAGCGAAGGGACCCAACCTCCGCTTATTTAGTGACCGTCGTCACAAGATTGTAGTTAATAAAATCATTAATGGAATGCCAGGCCTCACCCTCACCAACTGTCATATCAGTGAAATCAATGGTGATTGGATGGTCCAAGAATCCTTGGTCTGACGGGTCCATGGCTGTAATGCCAAATCCAGTCTCTTCCAGTATCTGGTCTTTGATAATATAACTAATAGCCATGCGGGTTGCATATGGGATATCACCCATTTCAATACGTGGCATTGCATGTCCAAGCGCTGCTGCCAGCAGTTCATACATATGGCTTTCGTCCCAGTGGCTATATAAACATACAGCCATATCCTCTGATTGTTTAAATACGAAATTACAACGTGCTCCCATTTATCCTACCACCTTCCAACGATAACGGCTGCCACTCAACTGACATTGTAAAGTTGTTGTCTTTACTTTAACAATCTTCATTGAGTCTGCTGTCTTGCAGTATTGTCCAGCCCTTGCTGCGTGTGCGGGTGTAGGAGCAAACATAGTAATTAATGCTAGTATTGCTATCTTTTTCATTATTGCCTTTCTGTAGTAGGGTTTGTGTCAATGATACCAAGGTCAAGGTCCAAAGTCAATTGCTCGTACATTAGACCTCCTCAAATGCTACGATTGAGAGGTCATGAAGAATCTCATTCCAAACCTCGTTCTCACTTAGATCTGAGTCGACATCAAAATTCATGTACGTGCCTGTGGGTTCATGAATTACTTCAATGCTATAAGTTTTCATCTGCGGCCTTTCTTGCTGCAATTGCGAATGATAGGTCATATGTAAGGCCATATAGAGCAGCCAGAGCGTCCGTATACCCTTCCCAATACTTGCGTTCCATAGATTCCATGGCGTCGCTGTAGTCGTTCTCTTCTTCAATCTCTTGTGCCACGGTGAATTCTGCTTCAGCCTCTAGCATAAGAATTTTAAGTTCTCCATGTAGGATATCAATACCCTCGACCTTAAGATTAACTAGTTTCTGCAGCCTAGGGTCTAGAGTTGTTGGCATTACTTCCATTATTGTTTTTCCAATCTATAGTCAGGGACAAACTCTTCAGTTAAGTATATCTTGTGAACATCACAATCTGCAACACAGTCAAGGTCTGCCTCGCCCATATAATTACAAGCAGAGCAAATCTCGCCACAGTCGTTCTCGCAGTATTCTAATGTATTTAAACTATCACAGTCTCTACACTTGTTATCGTATTCCTCGACAGTAGTAATAAAACCATTAAGCAATGTTACTTCGCCACCCCAACCTGTTTCTTCCTCATAGGATAGATTCATCTCTAGGCTAGGATATTGTTCTGATAGTTTGGTTATAGCCTCAATAGGTGGAGACCAAGCAGTGTTAAACTTATAGCCTAAAGAATTGTCAGTATCTTCATATAACTCAGTATCAGGATACTTATCGTTATCATTAACTGCAACATCCCATTTGGTTCCCCAGTTGCGAACATTCCAGTCATACCAAGAGTTACCTTTGAACATAAGAGATTCTTCTAAAGGTTGATTGAAGTCAGGTTGCTTTATGTATTCCTCGTCTGAAACACCGTCCTGAGTATGATTATATATATTATGAAATGCAAACACAGGATTAGAGTATTGGGTTTGCGATAGTTCCATATTGCCAGTTGTCGCATTCCTTGATATCTGCAATCAGGGTCTCGTCACCTGATATGTCAAGATAGTTATAGCACCAATTGGGCATTGGGGTCCTTTCTGTAGGTCGTAATGCAATTCTAGCAAAATATCAGGGGGATGTCAAATACGTCCCTCGTGAACTAATCCCCTTAAAAAGTCCTCTAGATCTATAAGAACTGCTCTATCCTCATCTGCAAATGGTCCAACCATATGATGATGGATAGTATAGTTAAGAGTGGTAATCATCTTATCTATTTGTTCTTCTGTATATCCTAGCATTGTAAGCCTATCTTAGTTAATACATAATTGAATGCTGCTACCTGACCATTAATAAAATTATATTCAAAGTCTAGGTCAGCAAAGTCTTTAGAAGCAGGGTCAAGTGCTTCCATTTCTTCTGCCAGTCCGCCAAGGTCTGATTCCAAACCATTACGCATATCAAATATGTGGGTTGTCAGTTCGTCTATTGTCATAAATCAAGCATACCAAAAACCTGGGGAAAAATCAAGTCGTTCGTAATTAAAAAATGCTCAAAAATCTCATTTCGAAAATTTTTTGCAATTTATGATCCGCAATTGCAAAATAAAAATTGAGCAGTTTATACTCTTGCTCAGGAGTTGCGATTATTTATACAATCGCTAAAGTATTGCGAACAACATTTAGCAGACGATTTTTTTCTGCTGTAATTGTTACGTCAAAACCAGAAGCAGCAGCAAGTAGAGATTCGTTAGAACCACCACGAGCAGAGCGATGCCAATCAAGGCGTTCAGTAAGCGCATTGAAAGCACCCCACGCATTACCAGCAATCATGCCATTGAACTCACCTGTGTAGATGTCATTGATAACATCAACCTTTTTAGTCCAACGAGTAAGTGCGCCCTTCTTTTCATCTTCGGGCTTTGGATAAGCAGCGAGAACAATATCATTGAACTGTTGTGCTGTGATTTCTTTCTGAATCATAGCATGAGCCAACTTATCAAATTCGTCCATGTAAGCATTAGCAAGACCAAGTGCTGTGCGAGCAATTTGAACTTTGCCTTGTGCTGTCTGAGTGTGGCGAATCTTGAAAGATTGCTTTACGCCGTCTTTCTTACGCTTGCTATTGAGAGCAAGATTGAGAGTGTTAGCGCATACAACACGAACAGGTGTAATTGACGCTTGAATAGCAATAGAGCCATCGTGTGATGTATTGATAAGCAAATAAGTCTTTACCTTATCAGCAACACCATTTGGGTCTAATACAGTTTCACGCTCAAGAGCGAGAGAGCCGAATACAACACGACCTCCACGAATAGAGCCAGCAGTTTCCCAACGACCTCCGCCGTCAAGAATATTATCACCGAATGAGAATAATTCCTCATTTTGTAGTGGAACATAACGCTCACCTACAACACCGAGAACATCGGTCTGAGTATTGTCCGTAGGGTTAGTGCGAACAACATATTGATAAGACTTATCTGATGATAAGTGAGATGGAATATTGACATCTTCTAATCTAACATTCCAATTATTTAGATTAGCAGCAGCAAGCATTTCTGCCGTAGTTTTTTCTTCTGTGAATACAGTGCCTAGACCATGCCAAGCAGGTTCACGGAATGATGCGAATGAAGCAACGCCATTTTGCGTTTCTAATTCATGAGCCATATTTTTTCCTTTCTGTTATGGATTTACCAATCTTATCACAAGCCAATGACAAAAGCAAATCTAGATAAGCAAATCGGGGCAAATCGGACACGCTTCGTAACTTGACAAAATTAAAAAATCGGTTCGAAATTTTGGAGAGCAGTTTACGTGGACGTGCTCAGGTCCCTTGCATGCTCCTTAAAGAAAGGATGAAAGAGGAGCAATGCTTGCAGATCTTGGCCCCTTTCATGAAGGCCAAGAAATTTAAATTAATCAGTACGAGACAAGTCTTCAATCTCTGCGTCGACATCAATGTTGTATGCATATGAATCTACAGTTACATATAAATCAATGCTATCAATATCAAAGTCTTTTAGGTCCGCAAGTGGAACGTCGACTGTACCAGTAATTCGTGCAGTTGCTTCAAATTCAACTTGCTTAGTTGGATTGAATCCAAAAATGCTGCAGATATCAGCAACTATCTCTTCTGAATCCATTTCAAGATAATCAGCGAGACGATTCTCTAACATATTTACATTAGAGATGTATTGTGCAAGATTCTTACTGTTATAGCGTTTCTGCTCCAGTTCCCATTCAATATCAGTTACCTTGACGGTAGGGTATGAGATTGTCTGGTCCGTTGCATCAAGGTCAATTACTTTATAAGTAACTAATTGATTAGGGTTGTAGTGGGCTGGTACTACTGTTTCATTATTCGTTTCCATTTGTTATATCCTTTCCCATGGATTCCATTTCTTTAATAGTATTCATCATCTCATCTAATTGAGATTCTGTCAAGCAGGCAGAGGTGACGAGGGTAGCGGTAAGTGCTGAAAGACTGGTTGAATACTCAAACATCGCTCGTGCGAATTCGTCAGGTGTCATTTCGTCTTTGTGGTGATACATCATAGAAGCAAACGACATGATTCCGTCGTCCATTACTGCCTCTCGTGTAGCATTCTGTATTGCGATAGCGGTGCTAATCATTTATTTATCCTTTCTTAGATAATATAATCATATCATTTTCTACTGACAAATACAAATCGGGGGCCTAATTAATCTCACATAATGGACTGTGTCGTTAGTCACATTTTTCGAAATTTTGGAGAGCAGTTTTACATCATGCTCAGGATGAAGGCTCTCAAGGGACTTTCGCAGAAAGATCAATGCAACTGCAGAGTTTTGCATCGCAGTCTGCCTTGAACACAGAGAGCAATTATGTTGTGGCGGGGCAATTGCGATTACACAGTTCAAACCGCCACAATTCTAATTAGATAGTTTTTACCATAGCAAAACGCTGTTGTCCGTTTGCCAAGCGTAGCATTACTTTGGTGACATTCTTAGTTTGTGGAACAAACTTTTCAATGCGACCTGTAATACCTGTTTTAGAAGTAGTGAATAAATCTCCTACTTGATAAGTATATCCGCCAAGTGTCATTTGTTTGCCTTTCTGTCTATTGGGTTTGTTGTATTTAGTTTAGCATTTTTTGGTGGGGGAGTCAAATACCCTCCCCCAATACTCATTAGAGATAACGAGCGATAGCGTTGTAGGTTGAAGTAGAAACTACTTCTTCATCTGTCATCTTGAGAATACGAATTGCGTTCTCAATTTCTTCTACCATTTCTTTGTATTGCCAATCATGGTAAGTATCAAAATCTTTCTCAGGTTCAGCAGGTAGTTCTACGATACCCTTTGGAAGTGTGAAAGATACATTTATGTCGCCATTGTAGCGAGTATGAGCAGACAAGTCTGTTGCTTTAGCAATCTTATCAAGTGCTAACTTAGCAATCTCCTTGTTATACTTTTCTTGTGCCTTTGAGAACTTCTCCTCATTTACTTTTTGATTAGCCTTATCCTTTTGGATTTGGGCTAACTTAGTTTCAAGTGCTTTGATTACCTTTGTGGTGGCAATCTTTACACTAATAGCCTTTTGTCTAGCCATTTTATTTTCCTTTCTTATGGGTTTTTGGGTCTGTATCTAAGGATAGCATTTCTACCTTAGAAAATCAAGTTGAGCAGTTTTAGTAGTCATGCTCAGGACTTTTCCTGTATTAGGAATTACTTTGCCGTCCAAGTTGTCCAGCGTGGTGTGCCATTGACATCAAGTTTGACACGAACAGTTGTTCCGTCTGTGCTTGGCTTGATTTCTGTGATAGTGCCTGTAACCTTTGACTTCTGTGAGGTATAGAGGTCGCCTACCTTGTATGTTGCTGTTGCTACTGCCATTTTCTTTCTCCTTTGTTAGTTGGTTATGGTATTTATTATTTCATATTTATTATTTATTTGTCAAGTCCAAACCCCAAAAATCTCATTATTTGAGATTATTTGCCGCCTGCGACAATCAGGGTCATCAGCAGGGCTAGGACAGTTAGGATTATTAGTTCCATTCAGTTCCCTTTCCATTGTTATTTTAGCATTTTTTAGGGGGTTGGTCAAGTCCCCTCAGATCCCTACTTCTTTTTAGCAGAGAAAACTATATTAGCCTTATTATCTATACAGAGAGAGCACGATACGCATGCGCTTCCTGCCTGTGAGATTAGAGGAATAGCCTTTTTATTCTCAGGGCATTTAGCACCCACCTTGCCTATCATTACCTTTAGGTCTTCCTGCCCAATTGCGAAGGTATCTGCAAGGTATGCTAATTTAATTCCTGTATCTTTATTTAAATTAATAGCAATATCTTTATTATCTTTATCTGTTGAGAAATAGAGAGATAGATTATCTATATTCTTAAGAATACCTGCAGCACTAGCCACACGGGTATATACCCAGAATTTAATATCAGGATTATTTAGAATGACATGCTTCCATGCGAAAGTGTAAGTATCATTAAAGAAATCGCCATCCCAGTGAATACGGAATAGTAGTGGAGCGTCTTTCTTTTCACAATCTTTTCTAAAGTCTGCAATCATCTCAGACAATAACTCTTCCATAGTGTCATGGTCTGCGTCTTTGAGTAATTCCCAATTGTGTAATAGTACAGCCTTTACGCCTTTGTATACTCTTTCAAGTTTTCCTGCGTAGCAAACACTTTCACAAGTATTGGTGGCACCAGGGCACGAGAAAGCCTTTCCAGCAGGTAATCCAAAAGTGTTGGCAATTGTTGGGGTCTTTCCATTTTTTGAGACTGCATTAGTCACCTTCCTGTCCATACTTCTTTTTAGTTTCATATGGGTCCTTTCTTTTGTTTAATTCTAACATTTTATTTATAGGTTGTCAATTTTGGGTATTTGGGTTTTCGTGAATAAATTTTTTTGCTACGTAATGGCGTGGCAGCGTTAGATCTACGTAATTCCATTAATCTACGTAATTCCTCAGCCGTCTTTTTTCTCATAGAATAATCTTATCATAAAAATCTTAAAAATGCAAATGTCCGTTTTGTCTGAATTTCGAAATTTTTAGCAGTTTTATATCATGCTAAGGATAACTTTAGTTAGTTAAGTTTTAGTTTGCCCCAAACTTTTTTGTTTTTAACTTTTATACATTGTAGGCTACCAACACTAATAACTTTATAGTTTCCTAATGTCTTGCAAGATTTGCCAACAAAAGGTTTAAGTAGTGCTTCTGCATTTGCTCTTAATTCTGCTTGTGCTTTGGCATTAATTTCTGCCAAAAGTTTATTACAAAAAATGTTTGATTCTGCTTCATTCATAAGAGCAATAGTCATGTTATAGGTGTTAAGATAGTAATCTTGAAGGTCTTGTCTGCATGTCCAAGTTTTTGCTTCAGCCTTTGCTTTTGCTTCTGCCTCAGCCTTAGCCTTTGCTTCTGCTTCTGCTTTGGCTTTCGCTTCGGCTTCTTGCCTAGCCTTTAACTCTGCCTCTTGCTTTGCTTTTAATTCTGCTTCAGCCTTAGCCTTTGCTTCCGCAATAGCCTTAGCCTCTGCTTCTTGTTTTGCTTTTAGTTCTGCTGCTGCTTTCGCTTCTGCTTCTAATTTAGCAATATCAATTTTATTGAATTTAACATTTAAAGGATAATAAAATGTTTGTAAAGTAATTGGAGATGTCTGAACAAATTCAAACTCTGCTTTAAGTCTTAAGGGCATAACTAATTTATGAACAGGTGAAATTTCTAGATTAATATTTTTTATTCGTACAATATCTATACCACTACCATAGGACCAAAAAGATTTATCCATAAAACTAACTTTTCTTCCACTAGCATCTACTATTGAAAATGTTACATCTCTTGCATTCATTGAACATTCTAAGAGCCAAATTGGTATTCCTTCACGACATATTGAAACGCCTAAAGAAACTTTTGTATAATCTTCTAAATACCAACGAGTGCTTGAAGAACTAGAAGTAAGTGGTGCTAACTCTATATCATTACCACTTACTATTTTTAAAAATGTGCTTTCAATTGTATCTGAGGCCTGAGCAGGTGCAGGGGATAATAAAGTAATTCCTAATACAATAGCGATTAGTTTTTTCATTGTTGAGCCTTTCTTTTTTACAATAAATTAATCTTATCATAAACTAATGACAAATGCAAATGTCCGTTTTGTAACAATTTTCGAATTTTTTAGCAGGGCTTAGAAATTTTCAATAAACAATTCAAATCTTTCGTTGTATTCACATTCAACAACATCTTTCTCAGAGAAATCATTTTCAATAGTTAATTCAAATCCTAATTTAGTAGTTTCAATAGAAATAATTTTAACTACCTCATCACCGATACCAATTAGATCTCCTACTTCTAATTGGTCGGCGTTGAGAACATCAACCATACGAAAATTTTCTTCCATACGAATCATTGTAGCAGACATTTAGCGAATGACTACCTGTCCATTAGCATAGAAGGTTTTTGTATACATTTTACCTGTCAAATCTGTAAGATTATAGGTTGCGTATTCTTTAGCATTTCCGTGGTCTACGCATTTAGCCCAAGCCTCATGCGCTTCCATGAAATCACTAATACGATTAGTAGCAAATAGTTCTCCGTCATACGAAGTAGTCAAGACATAGTTATAGTCCATTTTAGTATTCCTCTCTTTCAATTACCCACGCATCTAGGTGGTGTTGTTCAATAATAGCCCATGCTGGGGCAGTAGTCAAACCTTTATAGGTTACGCCTTCAGGCATAGGAATTTCTAAATCCCATAGCCCTAAATCATTTACAGCGTCAATGGCTTCAACACAAGGTTGAACCATGATAGGTGGAACGGGCGGGTAGTGATTAGCAGACAAGTGTATTCTAATCTGCTTCTCAATAGCCATGTCATCAAATAAAGCAAGGTCATGAGCGAAAGTGCTTCCCATTTTAGTTAGCCTCGCTTGTTGCGAAAATTGACAAATCCTTTTCGGAAAGCAAGCCGTTATCAAAAATAACATCGCCGTCCTCATCAACAATTAGTCCATAAGGATTACACTCGCAGTCCTCAATGTCATAGTCCTCGCCATTAGCAAAGCCATGATAACCTTTTCCGTAGCACAAATCGCAATTAGCGATAGTGCGTAGTGCGTATTCTAATTTATCCATTTTTATTTATCCTTTCTTTCAATACTCTGAGCCTACCATAGGGGACTGACAAAATCAAATCCCCACGCCGCTTCTACCAAGAAGAAGTATAGTAGAAGGACAATTTGGACATTTCGGGCAGGGCGAATACTCTGTCCAATTTAGCCTTAGTGTTCTTTAGGTCTTGCCAATACCATTCATCTATATCTGTACCGCCAAAGAAAAATCCTTCTTGTGGGGGTAGCAAATTAGGGTTGCGTTCTGCCAAAGCCCTATTCACTAGATCAAGTAGGTCTTTCAATTTTTCATGGGATACATAGTATTCCCCACAATTATCTTCTCCGCCTTGAACATTATCTACAAACCATTTGTGTATCTGATTAGCCTTGCGCCAATAAGCACAAGTTACTTCAACATGAACGCCATAGATATCAACGGCAACATCTTTCATTCCTGCCGTTTCAACAATATTATTCCATAGAGGGAATACAACTTCAGGAGAGTCATAGGATAATTCATCATTATCCTGTAACGCCTGCCAATTTACTTTTTCCACATACTTTTTAGCGTGGAGATACATATCTAATCCCATTTAGATTTTCTCCTTTTCTAGGTCTTTCTTTTCATTTGATACAAAGCGTTGTAGGTCTTTTAGATTTTCATCTGTGAGGTAAGTTGATATTACGCCAAAAGAATATGCGTATTCGCTATAACCTTTTGATTTTGCTAAAGCAATAAGTTCATCAAGGATTTTTTTTCTGTCTAAACTATTCATTAGTTTTCCTTTCTTTATTTTAAGGATTTTATCCTATCATTTTCTACTGACATTTTCAAACTCATCTCAAACTTTAAGACGGCGTGTCGTGTGGGGAAAATCACAAGCCCCGTAAAGTGTTACGTAATTCACATTGTGGATAACTTGTGGAAAAGTTTCGAAATTTTTAGTTGAATTTTCAAGCATTTTTTGCAGCGCAATAAAAACATTTAAGATCTGCAATAAAAAATCTACCGCAGACCTCACAGGTTTTTAGTTTAGTTTTCTTTTGTGGCATTTTTAATTATAAAATAAATTGAAAGAATTAAACTAATTTGAATTAGTGTTGTTATAAATCTCATCATACAGGAATTAAACCTAACTCATCAACACCACAAGCAGTTTCAAATTTTGCTTTGTCAAACATTTCGTTTTTAGTTGAGAAATAAACTGCAAAACTTTCCACGAGGTCTTCATAGACCTGTGGGTGAATTTCATCTTTAACATCATTTAGAATTGAGGCGATAGCCTTGAAGTGTGATTTAGTTAGTGACATTATTTATTTTCCTCATCTAATAGAATGAAAGCAGTTGAAGCGCCTGCGTTAATTTTTTCTAATTCATTTACTAATTCTGTATGAGTTAGAAGTGAAGCATCACCGATAAGTTCAGTCATTGCCTCAAGATTTAACTGAGTAAATACACCTTCAGGAAGCATAGCAATTTGGTTTGCCATTGGTGAGTTGTTATAAACTCGTGAAATAAACTTTACACCTTGAGTAGTGAAAGGGTAGTCTGTATAAGTTGCGTTTGTCATAGTTAGTTTTTTCCTTTCTTGTTATTTGTATTATTAACTATTGTAGCGATTTTCTCTAAGTTTGTCAATTGTTGCGCTTTACGCTGGCTCTCAATAAGAGCCTTGAATTCATCTAGTTTCATTTATGATTACACTCACTTTCTATTTCATGTCCAAATTCATCTACTAATTCTTCATATATTTCGTCAATATAGTCTAAGTAATCCATTAGTCTGCCACCTTTACGGCGACAGTAGCCCAACGATGACCATTGAAGCGAATTGCGTAGGCTTCATAGCCGTCAGCAAAATAAATATCATCACGCTTTTCAGCGAAGTTGATTTCGCCGTATTGGTATTTACGAGCGAGAGAGCGAGGATAATAAGTTTGACCCACAAGCAGGTCTGGAATTGAATAAGTTTTCATAGTTTTTACCTTTCTTTATAAATCCTATTATTTCATTTTTTGTCTAAAAAGTCAAAGCGACACGCCGTTGATTTTTATTTATTTTTGTGAGGTGGCTCACACGGGGAGAATATCTTTCCCATAGTAGCCTACGGCGGAAACGATATTCATCACGCCTTTATAGTCATTACAGGATACGCATACACGATCCCATCCATCCATAGTGCGTGAGCAAAATACGCAGATATTATCGGTAAGGCAGAAGCCTAATTTTTCAATTTCGTTTAGTGTAGTCATTTTTGACCTACCTTTCATTTTGTTATATTGGTATCCTATCAGGGGGGACTGACAAAATAGCCTGTTTTTCGGGCGTGTCGTGAAACTATTTTTGTGATGATTATCATACGATCTCCCACCCACGAGGTCGGGCGTGTCGTGGTTCGAGATTTTTCGAAAATTCGGACATTTAGGACATGTGACGGAGACCACAAAAAGACACGGCGTGTCGTGTTGACTTTGTCGGCGTTATCCTGTAAAATACTCCGTATTAGAAACTAAAGAAAGGATTCTAAAATGAGTAAGAAAAATTGTATGCTCTGTGGTCAGACCACCTATGTCTCTAAGCGCAGTATCCCTGCGATATGTCCGAATTGTGTAGATTCGCTAAATAGTGTGAGATAAATCACACGGGGAATACCCCACAGACCCCCCAAAATGTCAGTGGCAGGGTATAGGATAAGATTACTAAAAAGAAAGGTTAGAAAAAATGCTAACACTAAGTTATACAGCACAGAAAGAGGATAACCTCGTTTCTGTATCAAATCGCCTCATGGTAAGTGAGCGTCAAATAAATGACCTACTAGATACACTAGTTTCAAATGGTTATGACATTATCTCAACAGAGATTACAGACGGAGATTACTCTCCACATTGGCAAGGCTAGTCCTTGTCAGTGCCCCATGATAAGATTACAGAAATGAAAGGATAAATAAATGATAAACACATTAGAAAGAATAAATTGCGATGAGTGCTACGGGCACGGAGTTATTTTCTACGGCGATAACGATGATTATGCCGTTGAGCCTTGTGAGTGTGTAGCGTGATACAATACTCACCAGAACAATTACGCAGAAAAGCACACTTAGAAAAATACGGAATTACTTCCAATTATGACCGCTCACATTACGAATTAGAAAAGGATAAAAATGATACCAATAACACTAACAACAACTAACGGCGAAACTAAGAAAATGACTTTGCCCGATAAAGATACTGTTGAAACTTTCATTACATCATTCTCAGTAGCATTACCCGTAGGAGTCGCAGTATGTATTGACGCACCCCTAATTGGAATACACAACGGGTGGCTATTTGGAAAAAAGCAGGTAGCGGTATAAAATAAATAACAATAAATAAAAAGATTGTGAGCCAGAAATGTGCTCACTATTTTTTTGATCTTTTTTTATTTTTTTCTGCATCATACATATTAGCAAAAAATTCAGATTTTTATAAAAATGGGTTTTTACAAAATTTTTCAGATAGCGGTATAATGAAATATATGAAGGTCATTGTTGGTCCAGACACCAGAAGCGGGGTAGTTCATAATATCTATCCAGAAGGATTTCCTGTACCAGAACATATGATGAATCCTAATATAGGTGGATGGAACAAAAAATGTAGCCATATATACGAATATATAAATCTAGAGGTTTGTCCAAAATGGGGACGGGATACACATGAACCCAACTATAACTTTCAAAATAAACTACATAGGCAATGGATCACTGATGGGAAAAACAAAGAATTTGTTTGTCCACAGGGTGGAACAATTATAGGAGCATGGGACATATGACAGAATCAGAAAAAATTTCAGAAATTGACAATATGGGAAGAGAAAAGTTTTGGGAATGCTATTCGTTTATTCCACCACAAGAGAATGATGGTTTGGCATTAAAACTTTTTCAAGATCAGTGTTGCTCAAACTGTTCTTGCAAAACTACTCAGGCTGAATAGCACCTTTTTTAACAAGGTCGTCATATATTAGGTTAAACATATGAAGCAATCCTGGTCTAGTAGAATCTAGCATATTTTGAATTTGCTCATAGGTCAAGCCAGCCTTCTCGGCACCTTCAATATTATAATTATTAACAGTGTAAATCATTATTTCTACAACATCTTCTTTTTTCATATTACCACTTTCCTAT